CCTCACGACAGCGTACGGAAAACCCTTCACTGTAGATGGCTTCAGCGGATGGATGCGAGACGCTATTACCAAGGCCGGCCTCCCCCTCGATTGCAAACCGCACGGCTTGAGGAAAACGCTCGGTCGGCGGATGGCCGACGCCGGCTGCACCACGCACGAAATCATGGCCGTGCTCGGGCACAACACTCTGGAAGAAGCCGAGCGCTACACGCGCGAGGCTGATCGGCGGCGCGGTGGTCGACAGGCCGTTGTAAAGCTCGAAGCACACAAAGCGAACAAAGATGCCCAAACCACCCCGGGCGATTTGGGAAAGCGGTCGAAAAAGCGTGAGGGTTCAATATGAAAGGGAATGCGCTGGCGCTCCCTAGGGGGATACGTCAACTAAAGCCGATCAATGGCTTACGATAAAGTGGGACACCGATTCATTCCACGTGATTGTTATGCTTTCTACCGGGTTTGTCCCATCGTAATCTGCACATCGTCGGCGCATGAAATCTACCGGCGACGATCATTCGACCGACGGGGACACGATGAAGCTGAGGTCTCCCGGCGCGGCATCAAACTCGATCTCGTATCCGTTTGGCAGTTTTTCCTTGGCGAAGTCCGAAGGCATTTCCTCGCCCCGAACGTAAGCGCTGGCGAAGCCCTTGGTTGCTTTTCTCGAAAGCCTGTCGACGAGGGCCTTGCACGCGGCCGGCGTCATCGTCGGCGCGACCGAGCAAACCGCCGCTGCAGCGAGCGCCGTGAGCCGATAGATGCGGATGGCGCCTTCGTCGCTTGTGACCTCGACGCCAACGTCGAAACCCTCGATTTTGTCGCTGGCCGCGCAACGCAGGCTGCCGTCGAGCGCGGCAATGCCTTTCATATCGTAGCGGACGAGCGAGCCATCGTCGTGCCGAAAAGCCACGGCGTCTAGCCTAGGCGTGGCCACGTGGCTGCCGCCAGCCTCTATTGCCTCGACCAGGGCGTTGCGGAATCGCTCGCAGGTCATCGGTGTGGCCGTGGCCCCGAAAGTGGTGAAAAGGATCGACGCCGTCGCGAGGATGCGCATCAGCATGGCCGATATCCCCATCGCATGACTTTCGCGGCAGTGCGCCAGGGCCGGCGGCGAGGGGTAGCCAAGCGGCCCTGTGCTCGCCGGCGAGACCTATATTAGCGCAAGATTGCCGCGTTCGCCCCTAGGTTGTCGAGCACCTCGGCGAGGACAAAAAGCCGTCATCGCCCGAAGGGCGATGGCTTGCTCGACTCTGGCAAATCGGATTAAATGTCCGTGGGTGTAGAAACCCGGACCTGAGATCAGGTGGCTGAGCCCGTTGGCGCGGGCAGCTACCGAGATTCTGCCGCTTAGGCAGAAACTTGCGCGCTGCTTGGCGGCAGCGCCGACCTGGCCGATTATGGCCGGGAGGGCGCTGCCATGTCCAGGGCGAAAGCCTAAAAGCGCGCCACCTGTCTCTCAGGCAGGTTTCTACCTCCCGGCTGCCGGCCGCCCCGGCAAGGGCCGTAGAAAGCCAAACCTGAGATTTCCACATGAACTCACAGCCTCAATCCGGCATCCGGTGCGACAATGGCGCGCCCGCGCAACCGCGCGGGCCGTCAATCGATATGCCGATGCTGTCACTTGTTGCGTCCAAGTCCCCCGTCGCACCGGTCATCGAGGACCCCGAAACCGTCGCTCTGCTCGCCAAGGTAGATCGCTACATGCGGTCGATTGAAGCGGAGCACACGGCCGACGGAGATCTTGTCGCCTTGGCGCTCCAATTCGTCCCGCTGGCCGTCACGGCCGATCGTGCGGCCGCGTTGGCAAGCAGCCTCGACGAAGCATGCGCCTCCGATCTTGCGTTCGAGCTGCAATTTATAGCGGCAAAGGCGGCCGAGACCGCCACATTCGACGCCGTCCGTTCCATCGCCGCCGCCATCGTCGCTACGCCGGCAAAGACGCTGGCGGGATTGGTTGCCAAGGCCGTGGTCGCGGCGTGGGCGCACGGCTGCGATCCGGTTTCCGATGATGGCAATGGACTGAGCGACAGCGCCGCTATGGCGCACATCGTCCATGACCTGCTTGTACTCGCCGCCGCCGGCGCGTCCATCGATCACCGCGCGCTACCGCCTGGCCCGGATCAAAAACTGATGCAGCTGCGGCGCACCTTTGATCAGATGGTGGCGATCTCCCCACGCATCGCGCGCGAAGCCGACGCACGCTATGCGGCGCTGGTGGCGTCGCTGCCCCTGCCGGACGGGCTGCGCTTTCGGCTTGACGACGCGCCGATGCTCAAGCGCCTCGGCCTCGACTTTCCGGCCGGCGGTGTTTATGCGGACAATTATAAAGGCCGGCTGTCGACGATTGCGCCAAAGCCTTCCGATGAATATCGGCGAGCGCGCGAGATTATCGACGCCATGGTGGCACGGCGTGTCGCTCACGATCAAGCGCTTGCGGATTCTGGCGTTCAAGGGCCGGACGAGGCATTAGAGAGCGTGCTCGCCCCCCTCGAAAGCGTTCGTGACGAAATGGCCGAGCTAATCGCTTATACTTTGCAAGGCGTCGCCGCCAAAGCCGTCGCCGCATGCACAGCTTATGACGGTCAAATAATCATCGATGATCCCGACCAGGGACTTGTTCAATCGCTATTGGCCGATCTGATCGCGCTGGCGCCGGCGCCGGTCTATGCCGGACCCTCGTCGGCGGGTACATCTGGCGGCGCCGGTGGTTTGTCAGAGGCGCCCTCGCGCTCGGCGTAGTGCCAAGGACTGAGTTTGCGGCCGGCCCACGGGCCGGCCGCTCGTTCGCGATCTCTACCGGTAAGGCACCCCCGATGAAACAACTCCCATATCCGCCGCCATGGCAGGACGCCTCGACGCTATGCGCGCATATCTGTATCAGCGAGGGCACGCTCGACAATTGGGTGCGGCTCGGCCTGTTGCCGCCACCCAAGCCGGTCGGCGGCAAGCGCATGTGGAAGTGGACGGAAGTCGAGCGCTATCTTGAAAACGAGGGCGGCCTGGTGCCATCCTCGCCGGGCGCAGAGGCAGAGAGGATCATGCGTGCGACCCGTGAGGCCGCAGGACGCCGCGATTGACCGAATCGAGCGGCGCTCGCACCGCCGGTGCCGATCGTTTTTCGAAGGAGGCAAAATGAGCGCCGCACGCATTCCGCCGGCCGATGATCGCCCGATCGATCGTGACGCCCCTTTGCTGCTTTCGGTTGCCGCGGCGCGCGCTTTTCCCGACGGCTCGATGACCAAAAGCGGCCTGCGCCGCGAGGCCAAGCGCGGCCGGCTCGACATCGAGCGCATCGCCGGAAAAGACTACACCAGCCTGGCCGCCATCGACCGCATGAGGGAACTATGCCGGCAAAGCGTAAAGGCGCCCACCTCTGGCTGCGCCGGGAACGAATCGGACGCGATGGCACGCGCCGCAAGGCCGTCTGGATCATCCGCGACGGCGACAGCAGACACAGCACGGGATGCGCTGAATCAAACATTGGCGGCGCTGAAACGGCGCTCAAAAAGTATCTCGCCGACAAACACACGATAACCGCGCGGGCGGTGTCGCGTCGTCCCGCTGGCATCCCAATCGCGGATGTCCTGAATATCTATGCCCGCGACAAGGCACCCGAGCACGCGCGGCTGGCCGAGACGGTGCGGCGCATCGAGGCGCTGCGCGATTATTTCGGCACGGCCACGCTTTCCACCATCAACGGACACGCCTGCCGCGCCTATGTCCAGGCGCGGGGGGAAGGCGCCGGGCGGCGCGAACTGGAAGAACTGCGCGCGGCGATCAACCATCACCGCCGCGAAGGCCTGTGCTCTGAGATCGTCGAGGTCGTGTTGCCGCCGCGCGGGGCGCCGCGCGAACGCTGGCTGAGCCGCGCCGAGGCCGCCCGTTTGATAAAAGCGGCCTGGCGCTACCATGAACGCCAGGACGGCGCCCCAAGCGACAGGCGCCCTCGCCAGCACGTCGCCCGCTTCGCTCTGATCGCGCTCTATACCGGCTCGCGCGCCGGCGTCATCTGCGAGGCGGCACTCGGCCGCCCGCAACCGGGCCGCGGCTGGATCGACCTCGATCGCGGCGTGTTCTATCGCCGGGCGCCGGGCAAACGCGAGAGCAAGAAGCGGGCGCCGCCGGTGCCCTTGCCGCCGTCTCTGCTGGCGCATCTGCGGCGCTGGCACCGCAGCGGCCAGGCCTATGCCGTGGAATGGAACGGCGCCCCGGTCGTTTCACTGCGCAAGGCCTTCGCCGCGGCCGTCAAGGACGCAGGTCTCGGACTGGAGGTGACGCCGCATGTGCTGCGCCATACGGCGGCGACCTGGCTCATGCAGGCCGGCGTCGATATGTGGCAGGTCGCCGGCTTCCTCGGCATGACGGTGGAAATGATCTCGCAACGCTACGGCCATCACCATCCCGGCCATCTTGCCGGCGCGGTCGAGGCGTTCTCAACGCATCGGGCCAAGCGAGCCTCGATTGCGCGCCGCGCTTGACCGAATCGGGCAGCGTCGATCGCACCCCCCTCGTTATCATCCGTATGATGCGGCTTGCTTATTTTGAAAGCCAGTGTGGTCGCGTAGGTTTGTGGTAGTGGTTGTCACGACAATTCGCGCGGTTTGCGGATGCTGTGGCCGTCATGAAAAAGGCAATAGACATTGAAAAGTTGCTGTGATGGGCACCGCGCGAGGAGCTGCCGAAAGGGCGGCCTTTGTCGATATCGCCGTGTGACGTAATTCGCAAAACAAGGATCGCCATTTTGTCACAGATCGCATCATTCAAGACTGCGCCCACCTTAGCACTATCATCTAATAGGGAGGATGCACTTCGGCCGATCGTTCGGCGTCTTAAAAAGATTCGAGATGCGCCTTCGCCGGACAGAGCATTCCGAAAGGGGCACGTTTTAGAGACCGCCGAGTTTGCGGGGTTCACCGTGTTGTTCGATTCAAACCCGGAGGGAATCTATTTTCGGATCGATAGGGGCCGGTCTCGTTTAATGACCGGTTATTTGGACCCGCAACCGCCTCGCGGATACCTGGATCGAACAGTGGACACGATGACTTGGAGACGCACAGGCTGGGAGGCGGACTTTTGCCGATGACGTGAGCGGCCGCGGTGCGTTACCTAACCGGATAGATTGAGGCGCCATCGATGTATCAGGCGCGATTTTAGTGCGTTTCACTTTGATCTAACAACGGAGGTCATCACAATGTCCCGCATGCGCAGCGTTGCCTCAACCAAAGTCACATCGCCGATATCATTGGGCGTGACCGCACGGCAGGCGCCGGCGGCGGGCACGAAGCTGCGAGCGTTTTATGATTTTCTGCTGGCAAACAAAGGCGAAACGATCTCGTACAAACCGGGCAATGGAATGATTCGAAGCCTCACGGATACCTACGGCCTCGATATCAAGCAAATTGGACCCGGCCGCTATCGCTTGATCGGTGAGTGGACGGACGGCGATTACGTGAGCTTTCCCAGCATCTAGAGGCCATCGCGTGAATTAGGCGCGCCGATTTGCAGCCCCCCCTCTTGTGTGCGATTCGGAGTTGACGTATCGGTGATAATACCGACAGTAAAAAAAAGCTCCGGTCGCTCACGCGGCGCGGGGCTTTCGAATTTTAGGCCGCGCCATTTGCGGCTGAGCGGTGTCCGTGGAGCACGCCGCCGTGTCGGCAGCCGAGACTCTGGCGCGGCGCGGCGTGAAAACCCTTATTTTATCGGCAAAATGTCGCTGGGTCGGTGGTATGGCTGATTTTCTTTGATTATGGCGCTGGCTTTTGCGACAAGGTGCACATCATGAGATGATGCCTAAGTTCGGCACGCCGATAAAGACCCCCCCCTCTTGCGTGCGATTCGGAGTTGACGTAGGGGTCACAATACCACGACAGGAAAAGAGGCCCCGCTCGCTCACGTAGCGCGGGGCTTTCGAATTTTAGGCCGCGCCATTTGCGGCTGAGCGGTGTCCGTGGAGCACGCCGCCGTGTCGGCAGCCGAGACTCTGGCGCGGCGCGGCGTGAAAACCCTTATTTTATCGGCACAATGCGGCTGGGTGCGGTACGGCGCTGTTTTTCTTTGATTATGCGGCTGGCTTTTGCGACAAGGTGCGCGTTATGAGATGATGCCTAAGTTCGGCACGCCGATAAAGACCCCCCCCTCTTGCGTGCGATTCGGAGTTGACGTAGGGGTAACAATACCACGACAGGAAAAGAGGCCCCGCTCGCTCACGTAGCGCGGGGCTTTCGAATTTTAGGCCGCGTCATTGCGCCGAGGCCTGGACCCCCCCCTCTTGCGCGGTGGGGTCGCGGTGGCGTACCTACACAAAATCCCATTAGGTTCGGAAACGAAGGCGTCCCCCAGATTGTGCGGGGCGGTAAAAATTATGACGTTCCGCGAACGATCGAAACGGCATTGATCGACTCGTAGCGGCCTCGCCGCGCGAGTTGTTTGCGTGTGCCGGCGCCGCCGAGCACGGATGAACTGCCGCCGGCGTCAGCACACGCACGGATACTCTCGGCCATTTTGGTCGCACGATGACGCGCGCTTCCGCGCGATTTTTTTTGTCCTCGATGCGTGATGTTGTGACCCGTGAAATGGAGGTCATCCGATGAACCGATTTCTCGGGCCGCATGCCGCCGCCGTCGGCGCCGATGTGACCGCGGACTATGTGCGGCATTGCCGCCGCTGCCGCCATCTCGATGGCATCGGTGAGCGCGACGGCAAGATGACCGTTTACAGCGTCGGCGAGATCATCCGCATCGCGGTCGCGCTCCGCCTGACGCATTTCGGCTTCACTCTTCGCACCGCGTTTGAGGCGGCGGCCGTGCACGCGACAAAACTCGAAGCGCTCGGCGCGCCAGGCGCGCTGCATGCCGGCGCCGATCTGATCATCGAATTTGGGGTCAACGATGGCGTCACACTGCTTGCCCTTAACGCCACCGCGATCGCAGAGCGCGTTCTCTCGCGCCTCGCGAAATTCCAGCGCTCTGCCGCGGCGTAAACGGCGCAAGCGGTCCAACTTCACAACTAAACACCGGAGTTAGGTATGGCTGAGTTTAACGAGGCAGCGTTCCCCGGGTTGCTGAGCAAAATCACCCAGCAGAAAGCGACAGTCCATCAATCGCGGCAGAATGCCATGGCCGCGCGGCTCAATGAATTGGCGATGCGTTCGCACACCTCCGCGCTGGAACGCCATGCGCTCGCCGAAAAAGTGCGAGCGTGCGACGACGAAGTCTCCGCCGCGCTCGCCGAGCTCGGCAAGCTTGAGCAGGCGATGGCCCAGCGAGCTGGAGCGGATGGCGTCCAGTGCAGCGAGGCCATCGATCATGACCGCGCGGTGCGCTCATGACCTTTCGCCTGTTCCTGCTCTGGCTGCATCGCGGCGCGCTGGCGCTGATGACGGCCGCCGGCGGCATCATGCTTCTGGCGACGGGCTTGCTGGTGCTGCTGGCGCTGCGCACAGGCCACGGCGATGCGCTGGCGCGCGATCTCGCCGCGATCATGCTGGCTCATCTGTGGCTTTATGCCGGCGGAACGCTGCTGCTGGCGTCCGCGGCGTGGGTGTTTCTCAACGCCTTGTGCGCGGCCTTTGCCTGTGCCGAGGACGGCGCACCGCGTTTCTGGGGCGCACCCATGGGTGAACCATGAGCGCCGAGGTGGTGACCTTTCCCGGTGTCATCCCGCGCGAGGGTTGCAAGCACCGCGCCGAGATGATCGCCGAGCGCGTGGCTGCCAATCTCGGCAATGAAAATCCGACGGATTGCGCGGACGCGCTGGCGCGTCTCTTGGCGGCGATCTGCTGCGTCAACGCCATCAACGCGACGGAAGCGATCGAGACGGCGCAGCTCATGGCCGTCGATGTCGAGTCGCTTGTTCGCGGGATGATGGCGCCGGACGAGGGTGGGGCATGAATGATCTTGCCGCCTATCGCGCCGAGGTCGCGGCCAAGCGCGTGCGTTTCACGCCGCGCGGCCTGACGGAAATTCCCGCGCTGCATCCGGCCTTGACGCCGCTGCAGCGCCACGGCGTCGAATTCGGTCTGCGTTGCGGCACGTCGGCGCTGTTCTACGACACCGGCCTGGGCAAGACGTTGGCCGAGTTGGACTGGTGCCGCGTGGTGCAGGCGGCGACCGGCAAGCCGGCGCCGATCGTCTCGCCGCTCGGCGTCACCGGCCAGCATTGCGACGAGGCGGCGAAGTTCGGCATCGCCGCGCAGGTGGTGAGAGATCCGGCCGAGATCGTCGCCGGCGTCGTCCCGATCTTCAATTACGATATCCTCGACAAGTTTTCCGCCGTCGATTTCGGCGGCATATCGCTCGACGAAAGCTCGATCCTCAAGAGCTTCACCGGCGCGACGACGCGCATGCTGATCCAGCGTTTCGCGGATGTTCCGTTCCGGCTTGAGGCCTCGGCGACGCCGGCGCCGAACGACTATACCGAGATTGGGCAGCATGCCGAGTTCCTCGGCGTCATGCGCTCCTCGGAGATGCTCTCGCGCTTCTTCATCAACGACTCGATGTCGGCCGGAAAATACCGCTTGAAGCGGCCGGCTGTGCGCGACTTCTGGGATTGGGTGGCGAGCTGGTCGCGGGCGGCACGGCTGCCGTCCGATCTCGGCTTCCCCGACGACGGCTACGTGCTGCCGCCGCTGGAGGTGATCGACCACACGATCGAGGCGGATCGCACGCTCGGCATCGTGGCGGAAAAGGACGGGCAGGTTCCGCTGTTCCGTATGCCGGAAAATTCCGCCACCTCAATCCATCGGGAAAAACGCCTCACGCTTTCGGCCCGCGCCGATTTGTCAGCCGCCGTGGTCAAGTGCGAGGTGAACGAGCCCTGGATCGTGTGGGTCGAGACTGACGCCGAGGAAGAGGCGATGACGGCGCGGCTGCCGGACTTCGTCGCGGTGCGCGGATCGCATCTGCCGAGCGCCAAGGAAAAGCGGCTGCTGGCATTCTCGCGCGGCGAGCTGGCCGGCATCGTCACCAAGCCGTCGATCGCCGGTTTCGGATTGAACTGGCAGCATTGCGCCAGGCAGGTTTTCGTCGGCTTAAGCTTCTCGTTTGAAATGTACTACCAGGCGATCCGCCGCTCCTGGCGCTTCGGGCAGCGGCGCCCGGTGCAGGTGCACGTCGTCGGCTCTGACACCGAACGCAACATCCGCGCCATCGTCGCGCGCAAGGAAGCCGATCACAACGCCATGCTGGCGCAGATGCGCGCGGCGATGCAGCGCGCCGCCGCCGGCTCCCTCAACGCCATCGAGAGCTATCACCCGCAACAGGAGGCGCGGCTCCCCGCGTGGTTAAACTGATGCCATTGGACGCCAAGGTCTTTGCCGAGCACAGCGGCCGCGGCTTCACCGCCTGGCACGCCGACACCGTCGAGGTGACGGCGGCGCTGCCGGAGAACAGTGTGCATCTGTCGGTCTATTCGCCGCCGTTCTCCTCGCTCTACATCTATTCGGAGAGCGAGCGCGACATGGGAAATGTCGCCGACGACGCCACGTTTCAGCGCATCTATTCTGTGCTGGTCAAGGATCTGTTGCGCGTCGCCGTTCCCGGCACGCTCACGGCGATCCACGTCAAGGATCTGGTACTCTATTCCAACGTGTCGGCGCGCGGTGATCGTGGCTTGCGGCCATTCATGCTGAGCTGCATGCAGACGCATCTCGACGCCGGCTGGACGCTGCATGGGCTGATCACCATCGAGCGCGATCCTGTGCGCGAGATGCAGAAGACCAAGTCCGACCGGCTGCTGTTCAAGCATTTCCGCGAGGACGCGCGGCGCTGCTCCACCGGGCTGCCGGAATATCTGATGGTGTTCCGCGCCTGGAAGCCGGGCATGGAGGCGACCAAGCCGGTCACGCACAATCCTGACTTGTTCCCGCTCGACCTGTGGCAGCGCTGGGCCAACCCGGTTTGGCCCGGCAAGGACGTGCCTGAGACTGACGTGCTCAACGTCACGCTGGCGCGCGGCAACGAGGACGAAAAGCATCTTTGCCCGATGCCGCTGGCGATCACAGAGCGGGCGGTGCGCATGTGGAGCAATCCCGGCGAGGTGGTCTATTCGCCATTCATGGGCATCGGTTCCGAAGGCGTCGTGGCGCTGCGTGCCGGCCGCAGGTTTGTCGGCACCGAACTCAAGGAATCCTATTTCCGCCAGGCCTGCCGCTTTCTCGACGAGGCCGAGTCCTCGGCCGGCGATCTGCTGATGGGGGTCGCATGAGCGACATCCTGGCGCGTGAGGTCGTACCGCCGGCGCTGGTCTATCTGCGCGGGTTGCGCGGTGCCGAGCCGCAGAAGTGGTGGCAGCCGGTCGCCGATCATGCCGGCTACTGGCAGGGCCGCATTCTCGCCTGGCACGTGCTCGACGGCGAGACGGCCGCGCTGCCGTTCCATGTGTTGGCCAAGATGTTTCCGCCGCCGGTCGCGCCGGCCGAGAGGAAGGTGAAGCTATGAATAATTCCAGTTTTCTCGTCTATCTTGCCGGGCCGATCACAGGCCTGACTTTCGACGACGCAGCCGATTGGCGTGCCCGAGCGTCGGCCGATCTCGGGGCCTACGGAATCAAATGTCTTTCGCCGTTGCGTGCGAAGGAAATTTTGCGCGCGGTCGGCAGGCTGAGCGGCACCGGCGAGGAATATGCGCATCTCGGCGTGCTGTCGCTGCCGCGCGGCGTGACCACGCGCGACCGTTATGACGCGACGCGCTGCGACGCATTGCTGGTCAATCTGCTCGGCGCCGAGCGTGTTTCCATCGGTACAGTGATGGAGATTGCCTGGGCCGATCTTTGTCGCATCCCGGTTGTGGTGGCGATCGAGGATCGCGGTAATCCGCACGAACACATGATGATCGCAGAATGCATCGGCTTCCGCGTGCCCTCGCTGCAGGAGGCGGTCAACGTCGTTGCCGCCATTGCCGGCAATGATCTCGTGGCGTCTGGCGCCGCGCAATGACGATGCCGCGCCAGATGATGCTGCCGTCCGTGATGATCGCGCTCAGTCTTGCGGCGGCGATCGTCTCTTTCGTCTCCGGCGACTGGCGCCGCGGCGGCTATTGGTTAGCTGCCGCCGCCATCACGTTCTTTGTCACCATCTGAGGCGCAACATCATGAGCGATAGCCTCTCAAAAGTGTTCGGCGCGACGCAACACGGCGCTGCCGTCGAGAGCAGGCATAAGCGCTGCAGCAGCGCCGGCGACAAGATCAGGCAGGGGCGCGTCACCGCGCCGGCGCGCACCGGTTCCGGCAAGGTCATCCTCGCTTTCGAGGCGCGGGCGGACGGCTGCATCTATGTGGTGGCGCGCGTCGCCGACGTCGGCGTGATCTGCCGGCAGGACAGCGGGCGCGGCCAGCGGCCGGGCTTCACCTGGCTCTGCTTCCTGCCGGAGCAGCGCCGCGCGCCGCAATTTGCCGAAACGCTCGACAAGGCCAAGGACGCGATGCGCTCGGCGGTGGAAACCTGGTGTGATGCCGCTGGCCTCGTGGCGCGCGGCAAACATCCGCACCGGCATCCTGGACAGGTCAACGGCTGGCGCGCGGAGGATGGTGCATGAGAGCGCCGGCCGTCGCGGCGGAAAAAATCACCTTTGATGATCTGTGGCAGCTCGCCGATCGCGAGCGCTTTGCCGCCGACGTGTGGGCGACTTCATTTGAAACCGAGATGCGGGATAAGGCCGCGACTGCTTCATCCGTCGATATGTCGATGATGGCGATCAACGCGCGTGACCGGCGCCGCCGCGCCGATCTGTATCAGGCGCTGCAGGTGATGATCGGCCGCATCGCAGACTCCGATGTCATCAAGGACGAACTCAGGCGCATCGCCGCGCAGGAGCGGAACAATGCGGCAGGTGTCGAAGAAGGCAATGGCGATGAGGACTGATGCCGCCGTCGTTCCGATTATTGACGCAGGCCGAGATCGAGGTGCTGCGCTGGCTTGTCGAACATGCCGCGCAGTCGCGTCCAATTATCCTGCCCGCGCGCCTGCGCATGGCCGTGCCGCCGCTGTGGCGCATGGGTCTCGTCGAGGTGTGGTTTCGCTGCTTTCCGCACGACGAGCCGCAGGCGGCCGGTGCATATTTCGCGCTGACGGTTGCCGGAAGTCGCCGCGCGCAAGCCTTTCTCTCTTCCCGCCGCGCCGCGACAGCGGCGCGATCTTCACCACCTCCACGATCGGGCCGCTCTTGAATGGCGGCGGCAGTAGCCATGCGTGATCCCATCGACACTGTGAGGCGTCCTTTCATTCAGGATCGATAATCATGACAAAAATCGTCCGCACAAAATCGAAGGCATGCGGCGGCATCACCAAAGCCGAGAAAATGTGCATGGATGACCATGCAAAGCTTTGGATTGACCGCGCGTTGCGGACTCTGCCGATCGAGATGGAGAAGATCGTTCCGGCGATCGATGGATTATACAGCGTTTCAGGGTTAAAGCCGCCGCGTATCGTCATTGTGCCATCGCCGCTGGTGATGGCCTTCGCCTATGGCGCCGCGGCGGCAATCTGGTATCGACGAAAGAATGGTGACGCGGCCACTGACGCGGCCACTGACGCGGCCACTGACGCGGCCACTGACGCGGCCACCAGATCGGCCACTTACGCGGCCACTTACGCGGCCACTGACGCGGCCACCAGATCGGCCACCAGATCGGCCACTTACGCGGCCACTGACGCGGCCACTTACGCGGCCACCAGATCGGCCACTTACGCGGCCACTTACGCGGCCACCAGATCGGCCACTTACGCGGCCACTGACGCGGCCACTTACGCGGCCACCAGATCGGCCACTTACGCGGCCACTTACGCGGCCACCAGATCGGCCACTTACGCGGCCACTGACGCGGCCATGGATAGCCCGGAACAACAGGCGGCTGCGGCTTGCGTTGAGATGGCTGGCGATCTCGGCATTCGTTGTGCCGCTCGATGGGGCAACGTCTATCAAGGCGGCAATATGTGGGCCGCCTTTGATTGCTATCTCACAGCAAGCCGCGACATTCTTGGGTTGCGGTTCGAAGAACACGCGGCTTATGCGCATTGGGAACAGGCCGCGATTCACGGCGGCTTTCGCGTTCTGCATGAAGAATTCTGCATGGTCTCCGATTTTCCTGAGACTTTGCTCGTCGATGATCAAAATCGTCCGCACAGCGAGACCGGCCCGTCGCACCGCTGGCGCGATGGCTGGTCGCTTTATCATTGGCACGGCGTCGGTGTTCCGGCCCATTGGATCGAGCTGCGGGACAAACTCGATCCTATCGAGGTTCTCAAGGCGACCAATGTCGAGCAGCGCGCTGCCGGTGCGGCGATCATCGGATGGCCACGCATGGCGCAGAAGCTCGACCGCAAGATCGTCGACGGCGATCCTGATACCGACATCGGCGCGCTGATCGAACTGACATTGCCTGGCCTGCCAGAGCCAGGCCGCTTCCTGCAAGCCGTTTGCCCGCGCAACGGCACGATCGTGGAAGGCGTGCCGCGTGTCAGCGACATCGATGGCCTGCCGATCGAGACCGTCATGGCTGCCCAGGCCTGGCGCGATGGCCTTCCTGTCAGTGAGTACCAGCACCCGCTCTACCGCACTTGAACGATCCCATCCAAAGGAGACGACAGCTATGAAACGTACCGTGATTGCCCAGCAGGGCGAGGCCAAGGTGTTCCGTATCGATGCGTTGCCGCGTGACATGCAGACGCGCGTTCCACCCCGCGATGCATCCGGCGCCGCAATCATCTCGCACAGCGAGACCGGCCACCATCACGTCATTGCCGGCGCCGAAGTGCTTGAGCGTATCGACAATGTGCCGGCCGGCATGGCGATCCTCTACGCCATCGTGAAAGACCCGACTGCACTGCGCCAGAATGCGCCGACGCCGCACAAGGACATTTCGCTCGATCCCGGTCTGTATGAGATTCGGGTGAGCCGCGAATACGATCCTTTTGCGGAGCAGGCGCGCCGCGTCGCCGACTGAATGTGCCGGCCTCTGTCGCTGCCGCCGATCTCCGGCGGCGGCGACAATCCATCATGCATCGCGAGACTTTTCTTGATGACCCTGCGCGCGACGGCGCGTTCTTTTGGTTATGAGAATGTGGACTCAATGGGACGAAAGATTTTAGTTGCTGATCTTCTTTGCGGCGCTGGCGGGTCTTCTACCGGCTGCGCTCGAGCTCTGGCGGCGCTCGGGCTGCAAATGGAGCTTGTCTGCGTCAATCATTGGCCTGTGGCAATTGAAACGCACAGGCGCAATCATCCAGACGCACGCCATTACGTGCAGGATATCTCGGTCGTGCGGCCGCATCTGATCGTGCCGGAAGGCTATCTCGATCTGTTGATGGCTTCCCCGACGTGTACGCATCACAGCGTGGCGCGTGGCGGCAAACCGACCAGCGACCAGCAGCGATCAGACCCCTGGCACATCATCACATGGCTGACCGAATTGCGCGTCAAGCGCATGATCATCGAGAATGTCTGGGAGTTTGTCGGCTGGGGTCCTGTCGATCCGCGAACCGGCAAGCCTATCAAGGCGCGCAAGGGTGAATATTTCCGCGCCTGGATCGACACGATTCGCCGGCTCGGCTTCGATCCTGAGTGGCGCAAGTTGAATGCCGCCGACTACGGCGACGCCACGACACGCCAGAGATTTATCCTGATGGCCCGCAGCGATCGTCGATCGGTGTCGTGGCCTGTTTCGACGCACGCCCGGCGCGCGGGCGAAGAGCTTCTCTTTTATCCCAGCATCAAGCCATGGCGCCCGGCGCGCGAGATCATCGACTGGTCGATCAATGGCCGGTCGATCTTCAACCGCAAGAAGCCGCTCGCGCCAAAGACGCTGGCGCGCATCCATGCCGGCGCGGTCAAGTTCAAATGGCCGGAGCCGTTCCTCGTTATCCTGCGCAATCACATGGCGGGGCAGAGCATCGATCGGCCACTGCCAACGATCGCGGCGAGCGGCACGCATATCGGCTTGGCCGAACCGATCATCGTCAATGGCCGCAAGGGAAATAAGGCGAAAGGCGTCTCGATTGATCCGGTGCCAACGCTCGACACCAAGGGCGGCGTGTGGCTCGCCGAGCCGTTCGTCCTTTCAACGCAGAATAGCGGCGCGCCGCGATCGTCCGATGAGCCGCTTTCCACCATCACGACCGGTGGCGCTGGCGTAGAGAAGAGGCAAGGCTGCGCGCGGCCGATGTTGGTCGAGCCCTTCATCCTCTCGCGCCAGGGCGGCGGCGTGGCGCGGCCGCTCGAGCAACCAACCCCGACACAGACGGCGAAACACTCCCACGTCCTGATCTCGCCGTATTACGGCTCTGGCTCGGGCGAGACATGCCAGAGCGCCGAAGTGCCGCTGCCGACCGTGACGGCTAAGGCCAGGTTCGGCATGGTGGTGCCGGTCACCCACTCCGACGGCAGCAACCGTGCGCGCGATGTCGAGAGCGATCCGCTGCCGACCTTGACCACGGCGCATCGCGGCGAACTCGCTTTCATCGCCGCACAATTCGGTGAGCGCGAGGGGCAGCCGCCGCGCGTCCACGACATCAAGGAACCGACGCCCGCCATCTGCGCGACCGGTCACATCAACCTTGTCGAAGCGACCCCGGAATACGACATTTTATTCCGAATGCTTGAGCCGCACGAGCTCGCCGCCGCAATGGGCTTTTCGACCGAAGATGTGCCTTACGAATTCGCCGGCACAAAGACCGAGAAGATTAAGCAGATCGGCAACGCTGTTTCAGTGGCGAAGATGACGGCTTGCGTCAAAGCAATCATGGCGGACGCAGCGCCGGCTGCAGCCTCGCCGCCCGTCCGCAATCAGCTTGTGATGCCATGACCCTGCGCTATTCCGAGGCCGAGATCGAAGCGCTGAAGGCGCGCACCGACGTGGCGCATCTCGCCGGCGAATTGGTGCGGTTGCGGCGCGGCTCGTCGAAATACGGCCGCGGCGGTTTCAAGGGTCCGTGCCCGTTCTGCGCCCGCGATCCGCAAAGCCGCTCGGCGGCGATGTTCGAATGCAGCGCGGCGGAATGGGTTTGCGCCAAATGTCCGGCCGGCGGCTCGGCCATCGATTTCATTATGAAGCGCGACGGCGTCGGCTTTCTCGCGGCGGTCGAGCGCCTGGGCGGCGCACCGCAGATCGACCAGGCCGCCGCGACGCGGATCGCGGCAGAGGCCGCCGCGCGGCGCGCGCGCAAGGAAGCGGACGACGCGCGCTATCGAGAGCGCGAGCGCAAGCGGCTCTTTGACAATTTCTGGCACCCCGCACCCCCGTGGCAGGGATCGCCCGTAGAAACCTACCTAACGAAGCGCGGGCTGCTGGTTCCGCCAGGCGCCAAACTGCGCTTTGCCAAGGATCTGCCGTTCTTTGCGAGCGGCGACGAATTCGCGCCGCAGGTGCTGCACCGCGGGCCGGCCATGCTGGCGGCGATCCTCGACGGCGCCGGCGTCTTTCGCGGGCTGCACATGACCTGGATCGACCTTTCGGCCGCGGCGGCGCCGCGCAACTGGAAAGCCGAGATTGTCGATCCGGACAGCGGAGAAGTGCTCAAAGCCAAGAAATCGCGCGGCACCAAGCAGGGCGGTTATATCGATCTCGGCGGCGCGCCGCAGGCGGGCGGCAGCTTCGATCGGCAGGTGTCCGGCGAGGGCATCGAGTCGACGCTGGCCGTCTACAGCGCCCTGGCGCGCGCCGGCCGCGATCTGTGCGGCATTGCCTGGCGCTGCGGCATCGATCTCGGCAATCTCGCCGGCATCGCTGCGCCCGGCAGCCGCGAGACGCATCCGACGCTCAAGGATCGCGCCGGGCGGGCGCGGCATATTCCCGGCCGCGCGCCGGACATGCAATCCGCCGTCATGCCGGTTGCCGCCGGCGTTGGCGAGCTGGTGCTGCTCGGCGACGGCGACAGCGATCCTTACACCACGCAATGCGCCATGGCGCGCGCCGAGCAGCGCCACGCGGCGCCAGGCCGCAGCGTGCGCACCATCTGGCCGAAACCCGGCACCGATTTCAATTCGTGAAAGACAATATCGTGGACGACGGCAAGCAGAACACCGACGCGGACATTGCGGCCCTTGTCGCCGGCGAAGCCTCGACTGCCCCGCACCCCGTATTTGATGGGGTCCCCGAAGGCTACCCGGATGACGACAGCGAACCGCCGGCGCCGGATTTCGACGAGAGCGAGCGTCGCTCGATCGATATGTCCGCGGTTGCGGCTTGCGCCAACGAGCCACAGAACGATACCGGCAACGGCCAGCGCCTGCTGCGGCATTTCGGCGACCAATTGTTGAACGTGCGCGAGATGGCGAGCCAGCGCGAGGACGGATGGCATTTTTGGACCGGGCAGCGCTGGAAGCGCGAGGGCGGTAATGAATTCGCGATGCTGACGGCGCAGCGCTGCGCGCCGCGTATCCAGCTCGAAGCCGACTACATCACCGCGACGCCGTCTGAGCGCATGACCATCGCGCGCGGCGACGACGCGCGCATCGACAAGGCGTCGATCGAAGCCAAGCCGCGCGAGCAGGTGACCGCAGCCGACAAGAAACAGATCGTCGCGCTCGAGCGCGCCATCGCCGACGGCGACGAGGCTGCGGCAGCGCTGAAAAAGCGGCAGTTGAACAGGCGCAAGTTCGCCGTGTCGTCCGGCAACGGCGGCAAGCTGCGCGAGATGCTCAAAGCCGCGCTGCCGCATCGCACGGCGGCGGTCGAGGACATGGACAAGGACCCGCTCGCCTTCAACGTCGGCAACGGCACGCTGCGCTTTTGCTGCTACGAGGTTGCCGATCCGGAATGTCCCGATCCCGATGAGCGGCGCACTATCGAGGTATGGACGGCGCGGCTCGACGCACATGACCCGGCTGACCTGATCTGCAACCTGGCGCCGGTCGATTACCGCTACGGCGCTGCCTGTCCGACCTTCACCGCCTCGCTTGCGCGCTTCCAGCCGAACGCGGCGAAGCGGCACTGGCTGCAAAAGTATTTCGGCTATGCCATCACCGGCTTGAACGGCGAGCAATGCATGCTGTTCAACTACGGCGGCGGCTCTAACTGGAAGTCGACCTGCGTCGAGATCGTCTCGCGCGTCATGGGCGACTATGCCGAAATGCTGAAATTCGAATCGCTGGCCGAGGTCGGCGAGACGACGGGCGCCCAGGCCAATCCTGACTTCGCGCGGCTGCCGGGCAAGCGGCTGGTGCGCGTCGGCGAATCCAAGCGCGGCGTTGCCTTGAACGAAGGACTGATCAAATCACTCACCAGCGGCGAGCCGTGGATCACGCGCTTCAATTTCGGCAATTTCTTTTCGTTCTATCCGACCTTCAAGCTGGCGCTGTCTGGCAACAACAAGCCAGACATTGGCGGCGTCGATCACGGCATCTGGCGGCGCATCCGCTTCATGATCTGGCCGGTGACTATCGCCGACGCCGAGCGGCGCGAGATGGACGACGTGCTCGCCGAATTGTGGAATGAGCGCGAGGGCATCCTTGCCTGGCTGGTCGATGGAGCGCTGATGTATCTGAGCGAAGGGCTCAAGCCGCCGCAGGAAATTCTCGACGAAACGGAAGAATATCGCGAGGAGCAGGACACGATCGGCGGCTTCATGACCGCCTGCGTCACCGTGCAGGAGCCGAAGGACGGCGTGACCGATCCGCCCTACGTACCGGCGCAGGAGATGTTCGACGCCTTCGTGCGCTACTGCGAGGCAAACGGATTGCGCGCCTGGAAGCAAAAAGCGTTCGGCGCGGCGCTGTCGCAGAAAGGTCTTATTAGGGATCGCAAGTCCACCTTGCGCCGCTATCTGTGGGTGGCACTGCACGACGTGCCGGCGGCGCGCTCGCATCGCGCCAGCCGCGAGGAACCGCCGCACCCGGCGGACGATGAGGTGCCGAGATGAGGCTATGACGCAATGACGCATCGATGACGCATGGATTTTTCATGCGTCATGGCAAAAAGGCAAGAGAACGTCGAGGCTTAAGCGGAGGTATGACGCAATGACGCATGATTTCCGCGCGCGTACATAAGCGAACGGGGTTCGGGGTGGGTAAAACTTTTTCTCGCATATAGAAAACTAAGATCATGCGTCATTGCGTCATCAATCAAAGGAAGTGTTTGAAATTAAAAGATGAATGACTATGACGCATCATTTTTTCATGCGTCATCGATGCGTCATTGCGTCATAGATCAAAATAGAAGGATGGAGGGACAAATGCATAATTGCTATCCAAACTGTACTTGTAGCAGCCGCGACACCGGGTTTTTGGTGCATGACGAATGGTACGACGACGGGATCGTTAAATGTTACGTGCTTGTCTGTGACGTATGCGGCGCCCGCGGCCATACTCAGGTGGTTTGCCGCCGTCCGTGGCCCGTGTCTTATCGTGATCAGCGTGCCATCGGTCAGACGCCTCCGGTGCAGCAAACCGTCTCCTGCCCACAATCGAAAGTCCAATAATTAAACTTCTGCGGAGCTACCGCCATGAAATCGATGGATATCGAGCTGTTGTTGCAGTGGGCCGTCAACGATGAACTGCCGAAGGGTAACCACGTGGAAAACTCCGTGTGGCGTTCCATCGATAAATACATGCCGCACAATGCGCCGGTGGACAAATTTAATGCTGAACGCGCGCGCGTCGCGGCAGTGGCGCGTGCGCGGATCAATCAATTGAGTTGTATCTACGTTCCTGGTGAACCTCACCCCGACGCTGTGCTGATCGGCAAGGCAGTAAAATCGCTCAATTACCACGCTGGTATCGACGATGAAAAAAGCATTCTTGCGCTGCTGGGCACTCTCGCGAATATCGACCGGCGCGATCCGCAAGGTCGGTTGCCTTGCGTGACGGTGGCGATGGCGGTGACGCCGAATGTCGCTGGATTGCTTATGACCTGCGCGATCTTGAAGCGACGCCCGTTTCTCTCGCCTACACCGCCAAAACCAATGCCTGTGCGGCGCACGAATGGACGGCCGTTGGCGTTGCGTGAAGATGTCGACGGCAATTTGATCGAGGCAACCGTTCAACATTGGCGCAATGATTATGTTGGCTCGCCGCGATGCCCGCTGGAATGGGGCAACCCGACGATTGAGGATGTTGCCGAAGAGCGAGCCGAATACGCGATCTGGCGGCGCGGGCTGGCTCTCCTTGCCAAACAGTTAACGCGAGAATTAGCGAATCACATCGCTCTTCCGCCGGCCGCTGAGATCAATCCGTGGAGTGCCCCGCCTCGTCGGCAGCCGAGACTCTGGCGCGGCGCGGCGTGAAAACCCTTATTTTATCGGCAAAATGTCGCTGGGTCGGTGGTATGGCTGATTTTCTTTGATTATGGCGCTGGCTTTTGCGACAAGGTGCGCGTTATGAAATAATGGAATTTAGGCGCCCGGAAAGGATCATCCTTCCGGGCGTTTTCATATTCAGGATCGATATATGACGCCAGCGCAATATGCCGCCGCAAAGCCAGGCGACGTTGTGCTGTTGCGCGCCATCGTGTTTCCGCGCGGCGCTCGGCACGGTGCCGACGCCGGCGATCATGTGCAGGTGACTGTGCGCGGGGGGGCAACCTTTTATGCGCCGCTGCGCGAGATCGTCGATATGCAGTCGGCGAGCGATGCCGATGCCGAGGCGACATTGATTTCCTTGTGCAGTGAGCGCGGACGTTCCTAGCGCGCGTTTAGTCATTCGGAGAGAGACATGGCCTGCCGTTGCGCCGAGCGAATGCTGGCGATGCGGACGGCCGTCAAGGCGATGGTGCATGGCGACGTGCAGGCCGTCGGCAAGGAAGCCGGCTTCGTGGTGCGCACACTCGCCGAGGATACGCGCAGCGGCGATCTGCGCCGTGCCGCTGTGCAGCAGCTTTCTCGCTTGCGTGCCGGCGTGCGGCGCTGATGGCCGGCGATCTGGTCATCGGTCTCGATGCCAGCGGCATCGCACGCATTGAAGCGGCGATGCAAGCCGCTGGTGGCAGGGCGCATGACGCCATCCGCCGCGCGGTCAATTGGACCGGCGACCGGACGCGCACGAAGGTCGTAAAGGCGCTGACAAAGCAGACGGGCCTCAAGCACGCCGTTCTGCAACGCGCGGTGGTGCCGACGCGGGCAAATTACGGCGCGCTTGAATATCGCATGCGCGCCCGTGGCGGCAACATCGCGCTGAAGTATTTTGGCGCGCGCGAGACGCAAGCTGGCGTCACCGCAGCGCCGTGGGGTGAAAGGCATCTCTACGCCGCCGCGTTTACTCGGGGTGGTCAATTCCCTAATCGCGTGCCGATCCCTGGCTTGCACGGACAGGTCTTCCAGCGTGTCGACGGCACGCGGCTGCCGATCGAGAAGGTGAAGTCCGGATTGTTTATCCCGCAAGAGATGGTCAAGGGCGAGACGGCAGCAGCATTTGAAGAGACCGTCGCGGCCATCCTTCCGGGCCGCGTCGAACATGAGGTGGGTGCGATCCTGAAAGGGATCGTTCGGTAGCACCCTCACGGGTCCCTCCTGCCACCCCCGCCTCGTGCGGCGCTTAGGCGGCCCGGACTTTCGCCAGTTTGGCAGATCAAAAATATGGGTTGACGCTGTTGACGGAAACGACAACCACGGTTGACGCGCCGCATGCGGCGGTCATGTGGACCGTCAAACAGGTCGCCGAGCGCGACCAGATCAGCAAGCAGGCGGTCTCCAAGCGGGCTCGCCGCTATGCAGACGAACACGCCTTGATCGTCGAGCGCGATGCGCAGGACCGCATCGTCAAGCTCAACGTCGTGCAATACGACCAATTGCGCGGCCAGTTCGGCGATCCGGCCAAGGCGCAGGGGCCCAAGCCGAAAGCCGAACGGAAACCTCCGGCCGAGGACAGTCTCGACGAGGCGCGGCGCCGGCAAGCATGGATCGACGCCGAGCGCAGCCGCCTCGCTCTCGACGAAGCCAAGGGGAGGGTCGTTTCCGTCGACGCGGTGAGCGCGGCGATCGCCGAGGCGGCCGAGCTCGTCGCCACCATCGTCGATCGGCTGCCGAACGCCGCCGATGCGCTGGCGCCGGAAGTCGCCAAGACCGGCGCGCACGGGTTGCGCCTCGGCCTGACACAGGAAGCCCATCGCATGCGCGATGAAATCGCCAAGGCGCTTGCCGCCGCCCTGCTGCCGTCCGCAACGCCGGAGGATGCCGCGCCGCCGGTGACGCCGTGAGCGCGCCGGACGCCCGCGCGCTGGTACTAGGCACGTTGGCCGAGCGCATCGCGCCGCCCGATCCGATGCCGTTCTCGAGCTGGATCGGCGCTAATATCGTTCTGGTCGACGGCCCGCTCGCCGGCGAGCCATGGCGCCCAGACGGTGCGCCCTATCTCGCCGAGATCGCCGACTGTCTTTCGCTCGAGCATCCCTGCAACGAGGTGTCCGTCCGCAAATCAGAACAGTCCGGCGCCTCGATCCTGGCGCTGGCCTGGTCGCTCTACATCGCCGACCGTGTGCGCGCATCGACGCTGTACGGCGTGCCCGGCCTCGACGCGCTGCGCACGCTCAATTCGCAGAAGCTGCAGCCGCTGATCGACGCCTGGCAGAAGCGCAGCGGCCGTTTCGTCATCGAGCCGACGGTGTCGCGCTCCGGCACCGGCTCGACGAGCTACGAGAAGAAATACCCCGGCGGGTTCCTGTCGCTGGCCAACGCCAACGCGGTGATGGACTTGTCGATGGTGACGCCGCGCTTCGGCGTGCGCGACGAATTGTCGAAATGGCAGGAGCTGCCGAACGGCGCCGATCCGGAAAACCTGTTTTTCGGCCGCTTCACCGCCTTCCGCCGCCTGCGCACCTATAAGATTCTCAACATCTCGACGCCGGAAGTGGACACCGGCAGCGAGGACGGCACTGGCGAAGGCCATTGCCGCATCGACCGGCGCTTCCGCGCCTCCGATCAGCGCTTCTGGAACGTGCCGTGCCCGGAATGCGGTGCACTGTTCTTCCACAAATTTGCGCAATTGCGCATCGACGAGGAGCATCCTCACCGCTCGGTCTATGAATGCGAGCACTGCGGCCACCATCTGAGCGATGCCGAGCGCGTCGTCGCTGTGCGCGCCGGCGAGTGGCTGTCGCTATTGAATGAACATGATCGCCTCGGCCGCGATCCCGGCTTTCACATCGACGCCTTCATCTCGCTGATGATGGACTACGGCGCCATCGCTGCCGACTGGATATCGTTTCGATCGAGCGAAAAGGGCAAAAAGGACTTCTCGAACGTCAAGCTCGGCCTGCCATACCGCTTCCGTGGCGACGCCGTCGATCACATGCGGCTATTCGATCGGCGCGAGGATTATGCGCCCGGTCACGTGCCGCCCGGTTGCCTGCTGCTCACGGTCGCCTGCGACGTGCAGATGCGCGGCATCTATGTCGAGGTGGTGGGCTGGAAGCCGAACCGCGAAAGCTATGTCGTTCACGCCGATTATCTCGATGGCGACACCACCGATCACGATAGCGGCGCCTTTGCCGCGCTGACGGAAATCTACCATCGCGAATGGCCGGACGCTTACGGTCACCGCCGCCGGCACGACGAATTCGGCATCGACGCCAACTATCGCACCGGCACCGTTCTTACCTGGTCGCGCAGCCATCCCGGCGTCAAGGCGCTGCAGGGCCGCGAAGGCTGGGGCCGTCCGGCGTTGAGCGTCGCCAGCGATGTCGACGTCGACTATCGCGGCCGGCGCATTCGCGGCGGCGCCAAACTGCGCGGCGTCGGCACGTGGCCGCTCAAGTCGACGCTGTCGTCCTACCTCGCACTCGGCACGCAGGCCGATGGCGCCGAGGCGGTGTTCCCGCCCGGCTATTGTCACTTCGGCCGGTTTCTCGACGAGGGTTACTTCAAGCAGCTCACTGCCGAGCATCTGGCCGAGGAAACCTATCGCGGCCGGCCGCGCCAGGTGTGGAAGCCGCATTCGACGCATACCGACAACCACTTTCTCGATTGCCGAATCTACAATCTGGCGTTGGTGGACGCCTATTTCGCCTCGTTCACCGCCGACGACTGGTCGCGGCTGGCGAAGGAACGCGATATCCCGGCGGATATGCAAGCGCCGGACCTGTTCGCGCCGCGCGGTTTCGCCGGGCAGGCACCGACCGCTGAAAAATCCGCATCGGCCGCGCCCGACGCCTTCGATCGCATGGCGGCATTGAACAAGGGCCTCTGATGACCGACCAGGACATGCTCACGGCGGCGCAGACGGCGCTGCACAAGCTGCTCACCGGCACGCAGGCGGTCGAGGTCGAGATCGGCACCGGGCAGGGCGCCTATCGCACCAAGTTTTCGCCGGCCAAGATCAACGATCTGAAGGCCTATATCCAGACGCTGGAAGATCGCATCGCCAACCGCTGCACGCGCGGCGCCATCGGCATCGTTTTCTGAGGCGCGACCGCCACTCTATGCATGACGCAAGGAGCTACCGCCCATGCTGCAACAGTCCAAGGTCAAAAGCACGTTTCTGCTGATCGGCGCCGATAAGGGTGGCGTCGGCAAGACCACGTTGGCGCGCATCGTCCTCGATTACGTGCGCGCCTTCAATCCTTCGCTACGCGTGTTCGACACCGAGCCGTCGCCCGGCGTGCTCAAGCGCTTTTTTCCGACGGCGGAAACGGTCGAACTCGCCGATCCGATCGACCAAGCCAAGATTATCGACGGGCTCGGCACCGTTCGTCTCACCATCGTCGATATTCGCGCCGGTCTCTTGTCGCCGACGCTGCACCTCTTCCAGCGCATCGGCTTCCGACACGGTGAGGAGGCGCATCTCGCGGTGTTTCACGTGCTCGGCAACACCGTCGCCTCGCTGTCGGAGATCGAACGCACGAAAACGCTGTTGCAGCACGGCGGCGATCACGTGATGGTCAAAAACTACGCAAATTCTAGCTTCGAATGGCAGGAAGTCGCCGGCACCGTCGTCAATATCCGCCATCTCGAATCGATCGCGGCGGAAAAGGTCGATCAGCGCAGCCAGAGTTTCCTCGATTTCGCCGCCGATCCGGCGAATTCGCGCACCATGCGCGGCCTCGTCGGCTCCTGGTATGACCGCAGCGCCGCCGCGCTCGATGCCGTCGGCCTGAAAAACATCGTGGCGTGAGCGCCACGTGACGTTGCCGACGCCAGTCGATCTGTCGGATCGATGGGCGATCAAGGGCGGCTCCGGTCGCGCACACTGCTTTCGTCACTTAGGTTCCGGCGTGTGGGTCGCCTTGTGTCACCGTTCCACGTCGAGCCTGCAACTCCTCAATGAGCCGCGCGCGCATACGCGCTGTCTGCGCTGCTCTGCAATTCTCACCAAATCTTCCGCACCGGAGGAGTGAAGCCGGCTTTCGTACCCGGCGGGGCAATCCCGACGAGTCTGGTGCGTCGCCGTGGGCGACACGGCCAGCGCCCGCGGCGTTTCGGTAGCTCGTCGCCGCGGGCGCATCGTTTCAAGAGGCAAAGCATGAGCCGCAACAAGCAGCGCCCGCGCGATCTTCCGCCGCCCGCGGCAGTACAGAATATCCCCCGCGCAGTGCTGCAGTCCGTGGCTGCGGTTCCGGAAAAGAAACCGGAACCGCAGCGCGCCACGGTCGCAGCGCCTGGCCGTCACTTCGTTCGCCGCGTCTATGACGACGGCGGAAATCTCGTCGGTTAACCGGAATCATCCTCTCATGTTCGGCCTCCTCCGCTCCCTTATCTCCGGATTGTCGGAGTCCGCGAGCATGGGGCACGAGAACAACCGCACCTATCCAACCGCTTTTCGCGGCGCGTCGCTGTCGCACCAAGACACCTACGCTTGGCGTCCGCCGATCACCTCTGGCGACAGCGCCTCGCTGTGGGAGCGTCAACTCACGCAGCCGCGCGTTGACGATCTGGTGCGCAACGATCCGCACGCCGTCGCCGGCGTCAATCGCCTGGTCGATATGCTGGTCGGTGCCGGCCTGCGCCTGTCGCCGACGCCGAACGCTCGCGCGCTCGGGCTAGATCAGAGCAACGATGCCGACCGCAAGGTGCTCAAGGATTTGGCCGCCTCGTTGAAAAGCGAATGGTCGCTGTTTGCTGAGGACCCGCGCCGCTTTAACGACGCGCAGCGCCGGCTGTCGATGAACGGGCAGTTTCGCTTGATCGCGCGCACCATGTCGCGCCGCGGCGAGGCAACCGGGTTTCTCACATGGCGTCCCGATCCGAATGCGCGCTATGCCACCTGCCTGCGCACCGTCGATCCCGACAGGCTGTCCAATCCGATGGGCCAAGCGGACACGATCAAGCTGCGCGGCGGCATCGAATTCGACGATCACGGCGCGCCGGTCGCCTATCACGTGCGCAACGGTCATCCGGCCGACTATTTCCGTTATGCGCAACTGCTGCAGTGGGAGCGAATTCCGCGCTGCACCTCCTGGGGACGTCCGGTTTTCATTCATGCCTATGAACCGGACCGTGAGGATCAGTCGCGCGCGGTGACGCCGTTCGCCTCGCTGATGACGCGGCTGCGCATGATCGGCAAGTTTGCCGACACCGAACTCGCGTCGGCCACGGTGAACGCGCTGTTTGCCGCCTTCGTCACCTCGAACATGCCGGTGGATCAGGCGACGCAGGCCTTCACGCCGTCGGCGATGACCTATGCCGACAAGCGCATGGATTATTATACGGCGGCGCCCCCTACTTTGAACGGCGTGCGCATTCCGGTTCTGCCGGTCGGCGACGAGATCAAGGTCAATGCCAGCCCGCGGCAGACGACGGCGTTCCCGGCGTTCCAGACAGCGTTTCTGCAATCCATCGCCGCAGCGCTCGGCGTGTCCTACGAACAACTGTCGATGGATTGGTCGAAGGTCAACTATTCCAGTGCACGCGCCGCGCTCAATGAAGTCTGGCGCCACATCCAGACGCTGTTCGCCGTGTTTACCGAGCAGGTGGTGACGCCGATCTATTACGCCCAGGTCGAGGAGGCTTTCGACCGAGGCTACGTGGTGGCGCCGAAGGGCGCGCCGGATTTCTGGGCCGCGCCCGGCGCCTATCTCAACGCCCGCTGGATCGGCCCGGCCCGCGGCTATGTCGATCCGACCAAGGAGGCCGAGGCCGCCGGCATCCGCATGGGCAATTTCACCTCGACGCTGGAAAAGGAAGCCGCCGACGCCGGCATGGATTGGGAGGAAAACCTCGATCAGATCGCCGTCGAGGAAGCCGCACTCAAGGCGCGCGGCCTCACCCGCATCATCGCCGCGCCCGGCCGCATCGCCAATGACCCGAATGACGCCGACGGCAATACCGCGCCGGCGCCCCCGCCAGAGGATAAGGCCTCATGACCATCCTGATGCCGCGCATCGCTGCGCGTCTGTTCGACACGCCATTGATGGTCGACGCCGGCAAGCTTGCCGCCATCATCGGCGGCATCGGCGGTCGCATTGTCGACGGTGGCATGCTGCTCGACGATATCGAGGCGGTGCAGCATGTCGCCTTTGCCGATGGCCGTCCGTCGATGGGACGGCTCGGCGATCCACTCGGCAATCGTTTCGAGCAGCGCGGCGAGGGCGATCGGCTGTTGAACAAGATCGGATCGACGGCGATCATCGCCATCGAAGGCACGCTGGTACACAAGGGCAAATGGCTCGGCGCCAATTCCGGCGACACCTCCTATGAGGGCCTGCAGGCGCAGGTGCAGCGCGCCCGCCGCGATCCGTCCGTGCGTTCCGTGGTATTCGAAGTCGACAGCTATGGCGGCGAGGTCGCCGGCGCCTTCGACACCGCCGAGATGATCGCGCAGCTCTCGGCCGAAAAGCCGACGCTCGCCATTCTTACCGATTTCGCTTTTTCCGCCGGCTATCTGCTCGCCTCGGCCGCACGCCAAGTGGTGCTGCCGGAGACCGGCGGCGCCGGCTCGATCGGCGTCATCGCCATGCATGCCGACTTTTCCGCGCAACTGGAAAAGAAGGGCGTCAAGGTTACGCTGATCACCTCCGGCGCGCACAAGGCCGATGGCCATTCGGCAGCACCGATTTCCGACGCCGTACTTGCGCGCGTGCAGACCGGCGTCGATGCCACGCGCGATCTGTTCGCCGGCGCCGTCGGCAAATATCGCGGCGCGCGTCTGAGCAAACAGGCTGTGCTTGCCACCGAGGCCTTGACCTATCGTGGCGATGAGGCCGTTGCCGCGGGCCTTGCCGACGGCGTCGGCCGCCCGTCGGAAATGTTCGATCGCTTTCTCTCGCTCATGCGCTGATCTGCTTTTTCAACCGGGCTGCCGTCCTGGCCGCCCTCCACAGGAGACTATCCGCATGTCGGATAACACCACCACGTCCGGCCTCGCGGCGGTTGCTGCGGCGGCCAATGCCGTCAGCCGCGCCGATCACGAAAAGGCGCTGGCCGCCGCCAACACCGCCGCCGAAAACCTGCTCACCGAAGGCGTCGCCAAGGCCCACGCCGAGGGCGTCAAGGAAGGCGCCGCCGCGGCGCGGACGCGCATCAAGACGATTCTCGGCAGCGAGGAGGCCAAGGGCCGCGATGCGCTGGCGCAGCATTTTGCCTTCGACACCGAAATGCCGGCCGACGCCGCACTCGCTGCCCTCAAGGTGGCGCCGAAGGCGGACGCGGCCAAGACCGGCGCCAGCGGCCGGCTCGACGTAGCGATGCAGGGCATACGGCCGAAGGTCGACACGCTCGACAATGCCGCAGCTTCGCCCGCCGACGAACTGGCCGCCAACATGACAGTGCAGATCGCACGCATGACCAGCGGCAAGGCCGCTTAAGCCCTCACTCCTGCCGCGCCGCCTGACGGCGCGGCCGCTCCCGCAACCGCCTTTCAATCGGAGATCGCATCCATGGTGATGCCCGTCAAGACCATCACGCAGCCCAAACTGCAGAGCGCCGTCCTCAAGTGGTGGGCGGACGAGGATTTCAATTTCGAGCAGGATACGCTGCTCGCCGGCTCCGGTTCCGACCGTTCGGTGGATATCGGCACCGTGCTCGGCAATATTTCCGCCGGCGCGCAGACCGTGACCAAGACCGATATCGGTTCCGGCCGTGGCGCCATCACGCTCGCCTCGCCGGCGGCCACGACCACGGCGCCGGCCGGCGATTACGAGATCGTCGGCGTCGCCGCCGCCACCAATGCCGGCACCTTTGAGGTCTATCGGCCCGATGGCACGCTCGACGGCGTCGGCACCGTAGCCGTCGCCTATGTCGGCACCGTGCAGTTCACGCTGGCCGACGGCGGCACCGATCTGGCGCCAGGCGACACCGCCAAGGTGACGGTGGCCTATGCCGCCGGTTCCGGCAAGGTGGTGCCGCTCAACTATGCGGCGGTCGACGGTTCGCAGAATGTCTATGGCGTCGCCGTGCGGCCTTCGACCGCGCCCGACGGCGTCGACGCGCCGATCGTGACGCTGCCGCGCGGCCCCGCCGTGCTGATCGACAGTGGCCTGATCTGGCCGTCCGGTGCCACCTCCGATCAGATCGCCGCGGGCACCGCCGCGCTCGCCGCGCTCGGCATCATCGTCCGCGCCGCCTGATCGCACGCTTCGCTGAATTGCCGCCGCGCCTAACCCGCGCGGCGGTTCCGGTTTCCTCGGCGGCGTGGCCGCCAACTCCCGTTAACAATCGCAAAGGATAGCGGCCATGTCCGAACAGGACCTCGCCTTGACGTTTCCCTATACCACGACCGACCTGACCGACCAGGTCAATCGCGTGCCCAACCTCTACGGACTGATCAACGAACTCAACCTGTTCCCGACCGAAGGCTCGATCTCGACCGTCGTCGAAATGCGCTACGAGGACGGCGTGCTGCGCGTGCTGTCGACCAAGGAACGCGGCGCTGCGGCGACGCCGATGGCCGAGCGTACCGGCAAAACCATCTTCCTGGAAATCCCGCATTTCCCGTCGATGGACCTGATCACGCCCAAGGATCTGCAGAACCTCACCGTGATCAATGCCCGCACCAAGCGGCCGATTACGCTGGCCGAAGAGGTCAACAAGCGGCTGATCAATATCCGCAACACCCATGCGGTTACCCGCGAATGGGTGCGCGCCTCGGCCCTGCAGGGCCTGATCAAGGACGGCAATAGCCAGACCATTTACGACCTCTATGCCGCCTTCGGCATCAGCAAGGCAACGATCTATTTCGACCTGAGCAATGCATCCGCCGACATGACGGCGAAATGCGCTGCCGTCTGGCAGTCAATCACCGCCAACCTCAAGGGCGAGGTGATGAACGGCATCGAGTGCATCGTCGACCCCGACTTCTTCCAGGCTTTCGTCTCGCATGTGAGCGTCAAGGCCTTCTACCAGAGCGCCGAACAGGCGCTGGCGCTCGCCGAGCTGGTGCGCCGCGAGCGCGGCGGCAACATGTGGGGCCGGGAATTCAAGTTCGGCCGCGTCCTGTTCCGCGAATATTACGGCACCGCGCCGGTCAAGACCTCGCCGACGGCGGCGATCAGTTCGCAGCCGTTCTGGGCCTCCGGCACCGGCACCGCCTATCCCGCCGGCACGCGGAATATGTTCCGCACCTATGACGCGCCGGCCGACGATCTGCGCTTCGTCAACACGCTCGGCCAGGAACTGTACGTGTCGCCGGAACTGCTTGAGCACGGCAAAGGCGTCGAGCTTGTCTCCGAATCGAACCCGCTGGCCGTCTGCCGCCGCCCCGAGGCGGTGGCACAACTGAGCAGCGCGGCGAGCGCCTGACGCATCGCCGACGATTGAAACCGCCGGGCCGAAATGGCCCGGCGGCATTTTCGAACGGGGTCCTTGCTATGACAAGCCCGTTTCAAGATGCCGCCGCATTAGCTTCCACTGCGATCGACGACGTGTTCGGAGAACAGTTCACGCTCGATCCGATGGCGACTGGCGTCGATGTCAACGGTCGTGGCGTGGCCGATCCAGACCGTGCAGCGCAAACCTTCACGGCGACGTTCATCGACAGTTATGCCCGCGCCGACAGCGGCCCGGCGCGGCAGCAGGGCGTCACCGCCGAAAAGCCCGGCCATGCATCGAGCCGGCCGCAGATCTCGTTCGATGCCGCGGCGCTGCCCTATGCCGTCAAGCGCGGCGACCGGGTGACGCGCGCGTCCGACGGCTCGCTCTATCAGATGGCCGAGCCGCGCAAGGTCGACACCATCCGCGTGCTGGTCGATCTCAACAGGATTTAATGGATCATGTCGCTGTCGCGCACCGCACTCCGTCTTACGGCGATGGAAGCGCTGCGACCGTCGGCGATCGTGTTGGCCGGAACGGCAGGCCCGTGGCCGACCTTGGCGGCGCAATACGTCTTCGACAGTCGTCTCGATCCGATCGGCGATCTTAAGGACGACGAAAGGCGCCCGGTTGTCGTCATCTATACCGACGACGATAGCGGCGATGCGGGGCAGAAGGCCGGCGGCCCGCCGTTCAAGCGCGACGTTGATCTTATGTTCGAAATCTCGGTCGCCGCGATGGTGACCGACGACGGCGCTACCTACGCGCCTGGCACCCCGCTCACCGACGGAGAGTTGGAAGCCTCGCTCGATCTGTTGGAAGCGCAAATCCGCTTTTCGTTGATGTACGCGCCGTGCGGCGTGCTGTGGCGCAATCTCACCGGCCGCCGCGTCACCAGCATTCATTCGGCGCCGAAACGCACATCGGAAGAAAGCGCGCGGCTCGCCATGCGCACGCTGCGCCTGAAGACGACGATCCCAGACGATGATTATGTCGCCGCCCCGGCGACCGCCCTCACCGGAAACGATCGGCTGCCGGAGCCGCTGAAAAGCGTCATCGCCGCTCTGGCGAGTGGCAGCTATGGCGCCGCGCTTGGAGCCGGTCTTGCGCCGCCGGCGCCGCAGATGCCGGTGGCGACACCGTTGCAGACGGTCACTTTCGATATGCAGCCTAGCGCGCCGCCGGCGCCGCTCGATGACACCAAGCCGCAGATCAATTTCGAAGCCGACAATTTGCAGGGCTGATGAACATGGACAAGTTTTTCGTCAAGCCGGCCGTCGCCGGCGCCCGCGTTCCCGATCCCGCCTCCGGCGATCCGCTGCCGGCCGCCGGCGCCTGGAAGCCGCGCGTCAAGTTCTGGCTGCGGCGCCTGGCGCAAAAGGAAATCGTCGTAGCGACGCCGACAAGCCCTGCGCCGCCGGACACACCGGCCGTGCCAGCGGCCGGCACCGTGCCGGCAGCGCAGCATAGTCCCGCAGCGCCGGCGCACGGCGCCAGCGCCTACATCCACGCCCCGTCAAATTCCAAGCGCTGATCGCTTAGCCCATCGTCAGGAGAGACACGATCATGGCCGACGTTGCCTTCAACAACATTCCCGGCAATCTGCTGGTGCCGTTCTTCTTCTGGGAGACGAATTCCGGCGGCACGCCGTCCGCCGGCAATGCGCGCATGCTGCTGGTCGGGCAGAAGACCACGGCCGGCGGTGCCGCCGCCGGCGTGCCCTACGGCCCGATTGCCTCGGAAACCGACGCCGTGGCGCAGTTCGGCATGGGCTCGATGCTGCATACGATGTACAACATCGCCGTGCGCAACGCGCCGTTCCAGCCGGTCTATGCGCTGCCGCTGGCCGATCCGGCCGGCGTCGCCGCGACCGGCTCGATCAACATCAATTCCGGCACCGCGCTCGGCGTTACCGGCGCCGCCATCCTTCTGGTGATGGGGCGCCGCGTCGTGGTGCAGATCAACGCCGCCGACAACGCCGCTACCACGGCTGCGGCGATCGTCGCCGCCATCAACGCCGCCAACCTTCCAATGACCGCTGCGGTCGACGGCACGCACAGCTATCAGGTCAATTTGACCGCGCGCCATGTCGGCGCGCTCGGTAATGCCATTATCGTCAAGGTGGCGACCAATGAACCAAACGCGATCACGCCGACCACGGCTGCGGTGACCGCGCTGGCCTCCGGCACCGGCGTTCCAGATCTGGCGGCGCCGCTCGCGGCGCTCGGCGACCAGGAATATGATTGGATCGGCGCCCCCTATGCCGACACCACATCGCTTAATTCCGTGCGCGACTTCCTCTCCGACAGCGCCGGCCGCTGGTCGCCGATCGAGCAACTGTTCGGCCATTATACCGGTGTGATGTTCGATACGCTGTCGAACCTCTGCACCTTCGGCGCCGGTCGCAACGATCAGCACGTCTCTATCATGGGCTCGACCGTCTCGCCGACGCCGCCCTGGGAATGGGCCGCGGCGCTCGCCGCGCAGGAAGTGCAGCACCTCGGCACCGCGCCGGAACTGTCGCGTCCGCTGCAGACGCTGGTGCTGCAGGGTGTGCTGCCGCCCGACGATAGCTCGACCCGGTGGGATGTCACCGACCGGCAGGCGCTCTATTCCAACGGCATCGGCGGCTACAAGGTGACCGTCGATGGCCAGGTCGCCATCGACCGTCTAGTCACCACCTACCAGCTATCGCCGCAGGGCGTGCCCGACCGCACCTTCCTCGATATCGAGACCATGGGGCAGGCGATGTTCGTGCCTCGCTATATGCGCAACGCGGTGACCAACGCGCACGGCCGCATGGCGCTGGCCGACGACAATCCGTTCGGGCTGTCCGAAATCTGCACGGTCAAGGATATCCGTAACACGGAAATCCACGCCTATAACGACCTGATCGCGCTCGGCGTGGCGGAAAATCTGCCGGTCTTCGCCGCCAATGTGGTGACGGTGCGCAATTCGAGCAATCCTGATCGCGTCGATTCGTTCATTCCGGTCGACGTGGTCAACCAGCTCCGCATCTTCGCCGGCAACGGCACCTATTACCAGCAGTTCGCCACGGCGAGCGGCCAGCTCTCGGTGCCGGCGCCGGCATCGTCCTAATCTTTCCTTCCTCTCCCGCCTTAACCCGCGCGGCGGCTCGCCGCCGCCGCGCCGCACCGCTCTGACAAAAGGACAAACCCCATGGCGATCGACGGTCAATTCGGAGGCCGCGTGACCTTCCAGTTTGCCGGCCAGTACATTCCGCCGGCCGATGGCGATATCGTGCTCGACGTGGCCAAGCGCGAGGTTGATGCCAAGTCCAACCAGGACGAAAGCACGGCTTACATGATGAAGCCGAAGCCGGTCGCCGCCAAGATCAAGCTGCGCCACATCACCGGCGTGGATTGGGACGCGATCATGCTGCAGATCGGCAACTGCACCATCGTCGAGGAGAACAACGGCCGCACGCATCTGTTCACCAATACGCGGTTGACCGGCAAGCCGGAGGTGAACGTCTCCACCGGCGAGGTCGACGGCCTTTCGGTGACCGGCGGCGTCTATACCCGCCTCGATCAGTAAGTCGCCGGCGTTTCGCTAACCTGAGACAACCGTGAAAGAGCTACTGCCCATGACCGACCAGAGCCAAACCAAGCCCGCCAAGGTGACCGCACCGGAAACGATTGTGTTGCCGCTGCGCAAGCCCATCACCGTGCACGGCGATGCGGGACCGAAGGAACTCAAATCCCTGACGCTGAAAATGCCGAGCGGGCGTCTGGTGCGCCGGCTCGGCGAGCCGTTCACCACCAAGAACGAGAGCGACGGCGCCGGCGGCGTGCGCTTCGAGTTTCGCGTCAATCCGGCGTTGGCTTCCGAATATCTCGCCGAGATGAGCGGCGTCGAGGCCGATCTGCTCGACCAGATGCATGCGCGCGACGTGCTCGATGCCTTCGACGCGATCGTCAAAATGCTGCGCCCTATCGAGGGCTGAGAGACATCGCCGACGTTCTGGTGTTTGATCTCGGTTGGCGCCCTGCCGACGTTGAAGCCCTGACTCCTCCCGAAATGCTCTACTGGATCGAGCGCGCCGTCGCGCATGCGCGCAAGCGCAAGAGCCGCAACAGGAAATGAGCGATGGCCGGCCAAATCCTAGAAGCCGAACTTCGCATCACCGGCTCCGACAAGACCGGTGCGGCCTTTGCCGGCGTGCTGAAACACGCGCAGGAACTGAAATCGCAGATCGCCGGACTCAACAATATGCGCATCGGCGGCGCCGATTTCCAGGCCGCCGCCAAAGCCGCGCAGCAGGCGGCCGTCGGCGTGCGCAATCTGCGCATTGCCGAACAGGAGGTGACCCGCAGCGTTGTGCTCGGTAATGCCGCATTGGAGACGCGCATAGGCCTGATCGGCCGCATGCAACAGCGCTGGCAGGGCGTGGCGCAGAATCTCGGCTACATCGCCGGCCCCGCCGTGCTCATGGGCACGCGCAAGATGGTCAGCAGCGGCGCCGATATCCAATCGAAAAAAGTTAACATGCAGGCGGCCGGCATTCCCGACGCGGAAATCGCCGCGACCGTCGAGCGTGGTGGGGCCCTGACGTCGCTCTATCCAAATATCAGCCTTGCCGAGATTTTGGAGCGCTACAAGGAATTGCGCTCGGTGCTGGCGCACACGGAGGAAGCACCACAACTGATCGGCCCAGCCATTCAAGCCGCATCGGCGATGAAGGCGCTGGGGCTTTCGACCGAGGGTCTACCGTTCGCCTACAAGACGGCCGAAGTCGAAGGACTGGCACAGGACCCGAATCGCTTTCGCAATTTTCTTGATGCTTACGTCAAGGCTGTGCAGGTGATGGGTGCGACCATCACGCCGGAAGCGATGCTGCGCGGTGCGCAGCAATTGAAGGCCTCGGCCGCGCTGCTCTCCGATCGTTTTAAAGACACGACCTATCTTTCGATGCTGCAAGGCATGGGGACGCGGGCCGGCGCCGGCGTCAATGACGCCATCGCACAGATGCTCGGCAATTTCCAGGGGCAGCATTCCGCCGCCAAGCAGTTTGTCGCGCTTGGTCTCGCCAACGAGGGGGATTTCGACAAGACCAAGACCGGCCAGATCATGGGGTTAAAGCCAGGGCGGCACATCAAAGACTTGCAGATGGCTACCCATGACCTCGATTTTTATGTCTGGAAAAAGCTTGTTCCGGCCATGGTGGCGCACGGCTATACGACGATGGAGCAGCAGGTAGCCGAGGCCATGCGCTTGTTTCCCGACAAGCGCGCCGGCGCAGTGATCGCGCAATTGATCCAGCAACAGGCGAGCTATGAAAATCACGGTGTGATGTACGGGAAGGCACACGGCCTCAACGGGACCGACTTGATCCCGAAGAATACGATTGCCGCCTTCGATTCCTTCACCACGGCGCTCAAGAGTTTAGCCGGCGTGGCCGCAAGCCCGATCATGCCGGTGGCGGCGCAGGCGCTGTCGAATATGGCGCATGGCTTGGGGGCGGCCCAGGAATGGGCGCTGGCCTGGCAGAAGCGTAATCCGCAAGCGGGCGAGATCGCCGCAACCGGTGCTATTGTCGGCGGCCTCTACTACGGCACGAAGTTGAGCTACGGACTACTGCGCGGCGTTTTCGGCGGCGGCGCGGCCTTGCGCGGTTCTGCCGCCGCGCTCACTTCTTCGGCCGCCGCGCTCGACGCCGCCGCCGCGCGGCTCGGCGGCGGCAGCGTTGCGAAAGATCTCGCCAAAGTTGCCGCTGGTGGGGCCGTCGTTGGCGCCGGCGTTGTTACCGCGCTCACCGTCGGCACCGTCGGGCAAGCCTACATCATGTCGCAATATCCGGAATATTTCGACACCGACAATCCCTACGCCACCGACATGGCGCATCCCTACCGCTATGGCGGCGACGAGCATCTGACCGATCGCAATCGCGGCCAGATCACGCTGGACGACATTCACGCCGCGATCTATGGCGGCGACGCCGCAAAGCCCGGCATTTCCGGCAGCGCCGATATCACCAATAAGATCACGGTCGAGCCGTCACCTGATTTCATCACGCGCATCGAGACGATGATCTCGAATGCGCTGCATGGCATCAGTGTCAACGGCGTGCTGCCGACCGGCACCACCGGCTCCGTCGGCACCTCAATGCCGGAAGTAAACCCCGCCGGCCGTCACTGGTAGTGCCGTTATACGCACGCCGCGTTTTGCGTATAACGCCTAGGAGATCGCGCCGATGACCGCTCTGCGCGATTGGTTGCAAACCCTGTGGCCGGCCTCCTACATGGGCTCGCCGTTTTATTTCGACCGCGACGGTTCGCAAGGTGGCCGCGGCGTCGTCGTGCACGAGTTTCCGCACCGCGACGATCCGTTCAACGAAGACCTGGGGCAGAACCCGCGTTATTACGATGGCGAAGCCTATGTGCACGGCGACGACGCCGATGCGCAGGCCAACGCCTTCGAGGAAATTCTCGCTTCTCTCGGTCCCGGCATTCTGGTGGTGCCGACGCGCGGCCCGGTCAATGTCCGGCTGCTGACGTTCAAGCGCACAAACGACAAGGACAAGCTCGGTTACATCGCTTTTTCCGTCAAGTTCGTGCGCGAGGGCGCCGCGACCGCGCTGATCTCGGTGCCGCTTGCCGGGCGCCTGGTCGGTGTTGCTGCCGACGCCGCTGCTGCGGCGATTGCGGCGAATTTCTCCTCTGCCGTGGTGACCGTCGGCCAGCCAGATTTCGTGGTCGAGGCCGCCGTCGACGGCGTGCAGATGGCGGCAGCGACGATCGATGCCGCGCGGCAGGCCTGGGCGGTCGATCCGGCCGTGTCGGCACAACTGCGCGATGGCGTCACGGCGCTGATGGCCGCCGCGCCTGTGCTGCTCGCCGATGCCGCGCCGGCAACAAGCGATGTTTCCGCCTTCGCGTCGACTGTATCCTCTTTCGTTTCATCGCCCTCGACCGATGCACCGACGCTTCTTGCGCAGGCGGTCACCGGCATGGTGCGCGCGCTCGGCGCTGCTATCCCGCCAGACAGCGCGGCACCGGCGATGCTCGACTTCGCCGCCGTCTTTGCCGATGCCGTGACCTCGCCGCCTTTGTCGCCCTTGGCCGCCGTTGCCGCCGGCAACGTCGTCACCGCCGATCAACTGGCGCGGCTCTCGGCCTTAACCGCCTGGGCCGAGGCGCTGGCGCTTGCCTCTTATCCCGACCGCCCGGCCGGCGTCACCGCGCGCGCCGATTGCGTGGTGCGTTTCGATGCCGAACTGGAAGCCGCCTATGGCGCTGCCGGTGCCGGCCTGTTCGTCGCTATCGAAAACCTGCGCGCCAGCGTCGTCGACTACCTGACGCGGCTGATCAACGATCTGGCGCCGGTCATTGAGATTGAGGCCTCGGCCTCGATGCCATCGCTGTGGTGGGCCTGGCGGCTCTATGCCGATCCGTCGCGATCGAGCGAGCTGGTGGCGCGCAACGCCGTTCGCCACCCCTCGTTCATGCCGCAGACGTTCTCGGCGCTGGCGCCGGCGCAATAGAGGTAACGGCATGGGTCCGGAAGTCGTTACCGTCCTCGCCAACGGCGCGTTGTGGTCGGCGTTCGAAAAGATCGAGGTGCACGCCTCTTTCAAGGACGCCGTGCGCACATTCAGCATTCACGGCGCCGCCGAGCCTGGGCCGACGGCGACAGCCTGGACTTTCAAGGCCGGGACCGAGGTCGATATCCTGCTCAACGGCGATCTTGCCGTGCGCGGCTATGTCGACCGCTACCAGCCGCAGCTCGGCGAGCATAAGACCGCCAAGTTCGTCGCCTCCGGCCGCGGCAAGGGGCAGGACTTTTGCGATTGCGCCGCGCTGCATGCGACCGGAGAATTCTTGAACAAGACGCCGTTGGAAATCGCGCAAACGCTCGACCAGTTCGGCGTCGGCATTTCCAGCGACGTGCAGCTCGATGCCGTTCCGATCGCCCGCATTACGCCCGGCGAGACCGCGTTCCGCACGGTGGAAAAGCTTCTGCGGGCGCAGGGAAAATTCTTTGTCGGCCAGGCCGACGGCACCATCAAGATCACGCAGGCCGGCCAGTCGCGGCACGCCGGCGGAATTTTCGAGGGCGTCAACCTGAAAGCCGGCCATGCCGACCACAACTGGTCGAAACGGCACAGCAAGATCATCGTGCGCGGCCAGCGCCCGCTCGACCACGACGCCGCCAATCTTCAGATCGAGGCGACGGCCGAGGACAGCGATGTCACGCGCTACCGTCCCGCGCTCGTCGTGCATGACGGCGATCTCGACGCGCCGCGGGCGAAAAAGCGCGCGGCATATCGGCGCGACCGCGAGGCCGGGCGCAGCCTGAAAGGCAACGAAATCCGCCTGCAGGGCTTTCGCGACGACGGCGGCCTGTTGTGGGAGCCGGGGTTTCTGGTGTGGATGGAAAGCCCGTTTCTCGACATCACGCAGGACATGGCGATCGAGAGCGTGCGCTTCACGCAAGATCGCAAGCAAGGCAGCGAGAGTGTGCTGTCGCTGGTCGATCCGCGCGCGCTCGGCGGCAAGCAAGCTGCCGGCGCCAAGGCCGGCGCGGCCTGGTCGACGCAAGCCGGTGAGAACGATCCGACCTCGCTCGATCCCGCGCTCAGCGGTCAATAGGCCGATCGACAATGTGGGATGGATTCCCTGAAGGTCCAGACGGCGTCATCGCCGGCCTGCGCCGGGCGCAGCTTATCGCCACCGACGACAGCGGCACGCAGCAAAAAGTCAATGTCTCAGGTCTTGCCTCCGAACAGTTGACCAAGCTCGTGCGAGCGATGCCGCACGGATTTGGCTCGAATGCGCCGATCGGTTCCGACGGCATTCTGATCTCGCTCGGCGGTCGATCCGATCGGGCGCTGATCCTCGGGCTTGAACACAAGGACTATCGGCAACGCAATCTGCCGGTCGGCACCGCCGTTCTTTATGACGACAAGGGCAACATCGTCTTCGTCAAGGGTGCCAACGGCATCGCCATCGATGCCAAGACCGGGAATGTCTACGTCAAGCCAGCGCCGGGCAACACACTCTATCTCGGCGGCACCGGCAGCGACGGCAGCTATTCGCCGGTGGTGACGGTCGCCGGGCCGTCGAGCAACGTGCAGGCGAAAGTCTAGGCGCCCATGGTCGATGTCATCATCCGTTCGGCCGAGGGCTGCGCGCCAGATCCATTCTTACTTTGGGACAGCATCTGGTCGCAGAACGACGGCGCGGCCGATTGGGCGCTCGCCGGCGTCGCCGAAAAACTCAATCGCGGCGGTCTCGCCGCGCACCGCGCGCTCGACACCGCTGTCACGCTTTGCCTGTTCACCGACAAGCGCGTGCCCAAGGATCATCCGCTCGCCTGGCTCGCCGATGGTGATCCGCGCGGCTGGTGGGGCGACGGCGTCGATGTGCGCACCGATCTCAATGAGACTGCGCTCGGCTCGCTGTTGTGGCTGCTGGAGCGCGCGCCGCTCGACGATCAGACGGCGCAATGGGCGCGGCAACTGGCGCTGGAAGCGCTGGCGCCGCTGCTCGCGCAACGGGCCGTCGCGCGCATCGACGCACAGGCGGTTGCCAATCCGATGCAGTCGCGTGTCGAACTGACGGTGCAGTTTTACGGCGCCGACGGATCGAACGTCTACGACCGGAAATTCGATCTGATCTGGAAACAGCTACAGGCTTAAAGGCTTAGCGGCACATGTTTGCAATTCCGACACTCTCCGATCTGGTCGGCCGCGCGCGCTCGGCTTTCCGCGCCTATCTGCCGGGGTCGGACGCCTGGCTGTGGCCGAACAATATCAATCCGACCGCTAAGGTGATCGGCGGTCTTGTGTCCGAGGTGTTTGGTTTTGCCGATTATATCCAGCGGCAAAAATTCGCCGGCACGGCCGATAGCGAAAACCTCGATCTGCATGGGCAAGAGTTTGGTCTTGCGCGCCGTCCGGCGGCGCCGGCCGGTGGCCCGATCTCGATCACCGCGATCGACGCGGTGACGGTTGCCGCTGGGGCAATTTTTCAACGTGGCGACGGCTTTAATTATCTGGCACTGCAGGCGGTTTCGATCGGCGGCGCCGGGACATTGCTTGTCACCGCGACGGCCGAGCTCGATGGTGCCGCCGGGAACGCCGAGGCGGCAACGTCCTTGCAGATCATGTCCGGCGTGACCGGAACAACGCCGCTCGCCGTGGTCGGTGACGGCGGTATGGTGGCGGGGTTTGATGTTGAGCCGGACGGCCCGGAATGGACGACGGACCTCGGCACGTTTCGCGGGCGCATCTTGTTCCGCAAGCGCAATCCGCCGCACGGTGGCAACGCTGCCGATTATGTCCAATGGGCGACAAATCTTTCCGGTGTGACGCGGGTTTTCGTCGAGCGGCTTTGGGCCGGCGCCGGCACCGTGCGCGTGTTTCCGTTGATGGACGATCTTTATGCCAACGGCATCGCCGGTTCCGGCGACATCGATCGGGTCGCGCAATATATTGAGACCGTGCGCCCGGCCGGTGCCATCGTTACCGTTGCGGCACCGGCGCCGGTCTCGGTCGATATTCAGATCGGCGGTTTGACGCCTGATACGCCGGACGTGCGCAATGCCGTTCTTGCCGAATTGAGCGCGGCATTCTTGCGTCTGTCGCGTGTCGCCGGCGCCGATACGCCGCACGATGGAATGCCGTTCTTGGCCGTGCCGACGGTATTCTCACGCTCCTGGATTTGGCAGGCGGTTTCCAATGCCTCCGGCGAACAGCAACACGCGGTGAACCTGCCGGCCGCCGACGTGGCTTTGACGGCCGGACAAATCGCCGTGCTTGGCGCCCTCACTTTCGTTCCCTGATTTAACCGGGGCTGCTCGCATGACCACTTGCCCCGGCGCGCAACCGGCCCCCTTGCGTTGCCCGACGCTTGAGGAATCCATCGCGGCGACCGTGGCGCTGTTGCCGCGCGGGCGCTCGTTCCCTGTCAATGACGGCGGCGGCACGATCCAGCGTTTCTTGGTGTGGCTCGCCGCTCTTGCCGGCGCGGTTCCGGCGGCGTGGCCGATCGGTTATGTGCAGGCCGGGTTTTTCTCGGCGCTTGGCGCCGTGCGCAATTATGTCGAAACCCGGCTCTGCGCGCTGCGCCTTGAGTTTTGGTGCGCGACCGAAAGCGAAACTAATGATCTCTGGATGCGCGAATACGGCTTGCCCGATGCGTGCGATCCGTTTCCCGATCTTTGCACCAAGGTCGCAGCGATCGGCGGCGCCACGTGCGACTATCTCAACAGCATCATCGCGCGCATCGGCTGGACCGCGCAATGCTTCGATATGTCGGCCTTTTGCGGGTCGCGCGCCGGCTGTGCCTTGGCCGGTGATCCGGCGGCTATGGCCGGCGACTCGTCTTATCTCGGCCTGAAAATCATCGTGCACACCGGCGATCCGGTGGTGTCTCCGATCATCTCTGGCAGCTATGTCGTTCCGCGCGCCGGAGTCTTTCTCGCCGGACAGATGCCGTCTTGCGACACCGTGGAAACTCCGAGCGTTGAGCCGGTGCGCTGTCTCATGGATCGCATCGCTCCGGCGCATGTGCAGATCGAATACGTCCCTTAAGGTAGGATCAACAGCATGACCGTCGATCTCATCGGCCCCGCCTCATCCAATTCCGTGACCACGCGCCCGGCGCGCACTATTTCTCGCGGCACCGCCGATACGTTTTTTCAGGACTGCAGCGGACCAGACGCCAAGGACGGAACGGCGTTCGGCGCAGATTTTTTCAACGATATCCTGGCGCAGATGCGCACGGCGATGCGCTCGGCCGGCATTGTCCTCGACAACGCCGACGATATGCTGTGGCGCGCGATGCAATCCATTGGCCTGCGTTACGGTGTTGATATCGGCGCCGCCGGGCACTTGACTGTCACTTATGCGCCGCCGGTCTCCTTGCTCTATGCCGGTCTTCCGTTGCTGATCCAAGCGGATGCCGATTGTCCCGGCGCTACTGATTTTACGCCGAACGGTTTGGCGATCAAAAGCCTGACTTGGCCAGACGGCACGGCGCTCGCCGCCGGTGATTATAAAGCCGGCAGTATTTTGCTTGTGGTCTATGACGGCACAAAATGGCAATTGCTGTCGAAATACGATACTGAGGCCACGCATTTCATTGTGCCCTACATCCTCGCGACGGGTACGGCATCCGCGATCACCGCCGCGTTTTCGCCGGCGTTCACGGCATTGTATGCCGGCGACATCTTTAGCGTGCAACTGGCGAGCGCTATCGCCGGCGCGACGACGATCTCGCCAAATGGTCTTGGTCCCTACGCGCTGGTCGACGCTGACGGACATGCTCTAACGTCTGGATCGGGTGCGGTCGGCGCCGATCTGTTCTGCCAGTTCGACGGTACGAGTGTCCGCGTGCTGAGCGGGCTCTCGTCACCAACTACGTTCCCGGCGCCCGGTGCCATTGGCTCTTATATCTGTGTCACGAACGGTTGGACGGGTGACTATACATTGGGCACTCTTAATAATGTCACGATGAGAATGTTTCAGTCCGGCGACACTGATGTAGGGACATGCATTGTTGCCGGCACATGGGCATACGTCGGAGAGGCGGACCCGTTCATGGGCCTTCGCGTCGCATAATTGGAGGAAAGGAGTACGATACAATGGGAATCACATATACGTCAGTATCAAATCTCGCCTATGCAAACCAGACCGGGACTGCAATTCAGATGACCGTTCAATTTGGTCACTTATTGCAACCGGCTCTCTTTGTTGCGATGGGGAGCGACCCTGAACAGCACGGACGGCAACTGTACGCCGACGCAATCGCCGGCAAATACGGCCCCATCGCGCCGTATGTTGCGCCTCCGGTGAAGTCGAAGTCCTAGCGTTGAGCCGCTTTTATGATCTTCAAATTCATTAACTCCTCAACATGCGGTGTTTGAATGAAGGTGTATGACCTCGCCAAGATGTCAGTGTCGGGGACACCTGGCACCGGCACGATCACACTCGGCACTGCCGTCAGTGGATATTTGACGTTTGCGCAGGCCGGCGTGCAGGATGGTGACTGGCTCACTTATGCCATTCTCGATGGCGCGAATTGCGAGGTCGCGCGCGGAAAGTATAGTGCATCGGGCACGACGTTGACGCGTGCGCGCACTCTTCGTTCGACCGGCAGCGGCAACAACACGCCGATCAGCGCGTCCAGTTCCGCCATTGTATTGATTTCCGCTGCCGCCGAGGATTTGCATCACACTGGCGACTTGATGTTGACGCTCGCGACCTCGGCTCCCGACGGCTGGGTCATGATGAACGACGGAACTGTCGGCAGCGGGGCGTCGAGTGCCTCGACGCGCAACAATGACGATACATACGATCTATTCGCTATTCTTTATAGCTACGCCGATGCGGATTGCCCGATCCTGACCAGCGCCGGCAGCGCAACTACTCGCGCCGCGCAGACAAATCTAGCAACAGCGTGGTCAAATAACTGTCGTATCACGCTGCCTCTCGCGCTTGGCCGCGCGTTTGCGATCTCTGGGGCAGGCTCTGGTCTCACGTCGCGTGTGCTCGGTCATGCGGTCGGCGAGGAAACTCACCTGCTGACCACGGGCGAAATGCCGGCACATACCCACAGCTTTGAGGCGGACGGAAACGGCGGCCCGCACGTTTCCGCCAACGGCGACGGCACCGGGGGTTCTTTTAATACGTCTAGTGCCGGCGGTGGCGGCGCCCACAACAACATGCAGCCGACTACGTTCGTGAACGTGATGGTGAAGCTCTAGCGCCGGTTTTTCCGACGCTCGTCCGTAGCGTTCAAAGCGAGCCGCCCTAGGGCGGCTTTTTTATTGAGAAAGTCTAACCGCGTAACGATCGCCACCCAGCCGCCATTCGGCGGCTGTTCTTTTGTCGAAAGGACAAACACGATGGGCCTGCAAGCCTCCACCGCCGTTCGCAATGCCATGCTCGATGCCATCGAAACCGCAGCCGGCACGTCGGCCAAGCTGGAAATTTTCACCGGCGCGGCGCCGGCCTCCTGCTCGGCCTCCGAGGTTGGCACGAAATTGGTCGAGTTCGATCTCGCCTCCACTTGGGCGGCTGCCGCTTCCGGCGCCTCGAAGAGTTTCAACAACGAGCCGTTGTCGAACGCCGCCGTCGCCGGGGGCACCGCCGGGCATTTCCGCCTCTATGCCAGCGACGGCGTTACCTGCCACTTGCAAGGCACCGTCACGGCGACCGGCGGCGGCGGCGACATGACGGTCGACAACACGAATATCGCGTCGGCGCAGGTGGTCAATGTGACTTCGTTTGCGATCAACGCCTCGATGGCCTGATCCGCGCGGATACAGCCGCCGAGGGGAAATCTATGTTAGGGTTTTATCCACTCGGCGGCGATGCGCTTGGCGGTCAAGGTGCCACTTCCTTGGCACCGGATAATGCCGCCGCGGCGCCGACTTTTCCGAGCTTTACCAGCCTTGCGGCGGCGGCGGTGATCGTTTCCGCTATTTGCGGTGCGACCGTTCCGGCGTTCGCCGGATCGTCGTCGGCGCAAATCGTCGTTTCCGCACATTCAGCGGTCGGCGTTCCCGCCTTTGTGTCCCTCGCCTCCGGTACGGTCACGGTCTCGGCCAGCGGTTCGGCGACGTTTCCGCCGTTTCTGTGTTCTGCTGCCGGCACCGCCCTGATCGCCGCGACTGGCGGCCCGATCTTCGATCCGTTCACCGCTGCTGCGGCGGCGGATGCTCTCATTGCGGCTTCC